GCGAAGCAGAAAAGGACAGCTTCACCGGACGGTGAAAAAGAAAATGACAAAAAGAAAGAGCTTGAATTACTCAAACTCAAAATACAGATTTTAGGAGGAAAGTGAAAATGAAAAACATTCTCAAGAAAAGACTTGAACGCCTTATGGCAAAGAAGACTGATCTTTCATCAAGAGCAATGGCTTCTGAAGATGCAGCAGAGATCAGATCTATCGGCGAACAGCTCAAGGAACTTAACGAAGAAATCAAGGATATCAACGACGAGATCGCTAATCTCGAAAAGGAAGAGGAAGAAAAGAGAGCTTCTCAGCCGGTTGCAGTTCCTGCAGGTGCAGTTCCAGTGAACGGTAATATCAGAGGTGCTTTCGGTGTTGCTAATCCAACAGAAAAGAAGACAAACGAGAATCCGCTTGCTTCGACAGAATACAGAAGTGCTTTCATGCGTTACGTTCAGAGAGGCGAAAAGATCTCAGCTGATATCATCAAGAGCATTGATGAATACAGATCTTCACTTCCAGTTGAGCAGAGAGCAAATGTTCCAGCAACAACAGCTGATACAGGCGCAGCAATTCCTCTCACAATTATGAGAGAAATCATCAACACAGTCCGCAAGAGATACGGCAACCTTTACGCTAAGGTTCGCAAGATGTCAATTCAGGGCGGCGTTGAATTCCCGATCGGATCTCTCCAGGCGAACTTCAAGTGGATCAGCGAAGGAACAACTTCACCAAGACAGAACATTGGTTCTCTCGGCAAGGTTTCCTTTGGTTATCATACAGCCGAGATCCGCATCGCTCAGAGCTTCCTCAGCCAGATCTTAACTATCGAAGCATTCGAGGAAGAGATCACAAAGGTAATTGCGATCGCATATCTCAAGGCTATGGACTTCGTTATCCTCAACGGTTCAGGCGACGGTCAGCCTTTAGGTATCTTAAACGATGCAAGAGTTGCAGCAACAGGCAATGCAATCACAATGGCTGCAGCTGACATGAGCAACTGGACAGCATGGAGAAAGAAGTTCTTTGCAAAGCTTCCTCTCGGCTACAGAGACGGAGAATTCATCTTCGCAAACTCTACAGTTGACAGCTATCTCGAAACAATGGCTGACGGCAACAACAATCCTATCTTCAGACAGAGCACTGGCCTTGAAGTAAACGACGGCGACGCTCAGAACCCGAACGGACGTTTCTTCGGCAGAAACATCTCACTCGTTGAACCTGATATTCTCGCAGACTTCGACACTGCAAGCTCAAACGACGTTGTTGGCGTTTACTGGCAGCCGCAGGAGTACGCTTTAAACGAAAATTACGGCTTCACAATGAGACGTTACTATGATGAAGAAACAAACGAATGGGTCACAAAAGCATTGGTTGTTGTGGACGGCAAGGTTCTCAACCCGAACGGAATCTGGCTTATCAAGAAGGCCTGATCGTGAGGTGATCGCATGAATAATGTCGCATCATTAAAAGCTTTATATCTTGCTTTAGGCGGCGATTCTGCGGACGTTGCAGAGGCATCGACAATCGTCGATGTCCTCAATGCAATTGCCGTTCTCCTCGGTGGAGACGGTGACGCAGTGACAAACGCTGAGGCAATTGACAACATCACAGCTGTTGCAGCTGGTATCGTACCGGATTATGAAGATGTTGATGCCACACCAACAACATCTGAGCAGGTGATCACAGCTTCAAGCGGCAAGACACTCCGCAAGGTTACAATTGCGGCGGTCACAGCGGCTATCGACAGCAATATTACAGCCGAAAACATCAAGGATGGCGTTGAGATCCTCGGTGTAACAGGTACATACGACGGAACCTAATAATTCAAGGACAGGGAGGAAAACATCATGATTAATAATGACAGAATCGTGCCAGTAGTAAGAACAGACCTTCTCACTCTCCTCGGCACAATGTTCAAGATCGCAGGCACAACAATCGCTGCAGCTGAATCTTCAGCTGTAGGCGAATTTACAATTGCTTCAGCAAGCGGCAATTATATCGCTAATGAACCAGTCCGCAAACTCAACTTTGCAAGCGGTACATCAGCAGTTGTATACTTCATAGCTGACTATGAATACGACGGCTTCTATATCGCTAATTCAAAGGTTGCAACAAGCGGAACAGCAGTTACTGCAGACGGCAAGACACTCTATTCAGCAACTCTTTCAGGTGGCAGCGCAATCGCAATTGCGAAAGTCGGCTTCTGATAAAGAAGAGGTGATCACATGGCAGATGCAACGATGCTGACGAGCGTGAAAAATGCACTCGGAATCACAGGAACTGCTTTCGACTCTACACTTACAGTGTATATCGATGAAGTCACTGACTATATGTCGAACGCCGGATGCACTGCTTCAGTAATTGCGGCATCTGCCGGCGTGGTCGCAAGAGGTGTCAACGATCTCTGGAACAACCAGTCAGGAGCCGCGAAGCTGAGTCCTTATTTCTATGATAGGGTTAGTCAGTTAGCATTGAAGTCGAGGTGATGGCATGTACACACCTAAAGACACATATGAGCTCAGGACTGCAGTCGAACTTTTTTCCTCGCCAACGGTTACGACTTACAACGGTGTCCGCACAAAGACTTATGCGGTTAGCGGAGAAACAATCTTCGTGAACTGGAAGTCAAGAGGCGGCACTGAATCGACAGTGAACGGAGTTGTTTCAATTCTTGATACTGCGATCGTAACAACATGGTACAGATCAGACATCACGAGCGGTTCACGTCTGAAGCTTGCCGATGGCCGAATTTATGAAATAGTTTCAGAGCCGGAAAATATTGAAGAACGAAACATATTTTTGCAGTTCAAAGTGCAGCGAGCAAAAGGCGGTGTCTGATATGGCAATGAAGAACAAGCTCACGCTTGATTTTCCGATGTTTGAGACGTTGAAAAAGCAGCTGAACGAAGCCGGTGGAAACACGCTCACGACAGCGGTCGAAAACGCATTGACAACATCAGCGTCATATGTAGACAGTCAGCTCAAGGCGGCAATTGCGCCGCACCGTCGAACCGGAACGGTCGAACAGTCACTTGACACTCACCCGAACAAGGTCGAATGGAGCGGAACGAACGCAAGTATTCAGGTTGGTTTTAACCTTGACGACGGAGGTATTCCGTCAATATTCCTGATGTACGGAACGAAAGTTCACGGACAGCCGCATGTTCAGCCGGATAAGAAGCTGTATGATGCTGTTTATGGCTCGAAAAACAAAAGACAAGTTCAGAAAATACAGGAAGAAGCATTTATTAGTGTAGCAAAGAAGGTGATCGGATGAAATCTGAATTAATAACGGCACTGAATTCTTTCGGTTATCCCGTGTTTTTGCAGGGTTCGCTCGACACTGACGAAGCTTACCCGGATTCATTCTTCACGTTTTGGAACTTTGAAACTCCTGAGGGTGCGTTCTATGATGACGATGCTCACAGGGCAGTTTGGGGTTTCTGGGTGTATTTTTACAGTACAGATCCGAAACTCGTTGAAGAAAAAACAGAAGCCGCAAGGCAATTATTGAAGACAAAAGGCTGGATTCCGCAAGGAAAGCCGCATGATATCTCGGTAGACGTTCCGACGCATACCGGATCATTCTTCGAGATATACGGAATAGAAAATTACAAGGAGGAAAACACGAATGAAGGTAGTTGAATTCCGCGGATGTGACAACGTAGTTGTTGCAGAAGTAACCAAGGACGACAGCACCGGCTACACAGTCGGAAATATTATTCCGCTTGCCCCGGTCGCTGAAGTATCAAAGACAACCGAAAATTCAAGCGAGACTCACTATTACGACAATGTAGGTGCTATCGTTATCAGAACAGAAGGCTCTGACGAAGTAACTCTCACAACTCCGGCTCTGGAACTCGGACAGCTTGCCACAATTACAGGTAAGTCAGTAGATCCGGCAACAGGCGCTTATGTGGATGATGAAGGTGTCGAGAAGTATTATGCGCTCGGTTATAGACTCAAACTCACTGACGGTACCTATAGGTATGTATGGAGATTGAAAGGCGCGTTCTCGAACATTCCTGATGAAACAAGCACAACAGAGTCTGATTCTGTTGACACAAACAATCAGAGCGTCGTATATACAGGAAACAAGACACTCTATTCATTCCAGGCAGGCAACATCAAGGGCAGAGCAAAGGCAGTCGTTATTGACGAACGCGATGGCCTTGCAGACGTGAGCGGCTTCTTCTCACAGGTTATCACACCGGACAACGTTGCAAGCCTTGCCAATGCAACAACGACAGCACTCGCACTTTCAAGCAATGCGATCCAGGTCACAAAGGGCAACACTGACACACTCGTTGCGACAACAAGTCCGAGCGGCCAGCACGTTTCATGGAACAGCTCAAATCCAGCTGTTGCAACAGTCGACTCTGCCGGCGTAGTGACTGCAGTCGAAGCAGGTACTGCAATTGTAACAGCTACAAGCGGCCAGTACAGCGCATATTGTGCAGTTACTGTCGTACCTGGAGTCTGATGCACTATGTATCGAGCAATCGAAAAGTTTGCTGATCTGGA